CTCCATGAAGTAGCCAAACTCCGGTCGATCCCACCCTTGTTCAAGGGCCGTGACCTGGTGGTCGAATGGTTTTAATTTATATTTGTAGTTGACATTCATCACATACCTCCACTATTGTCTTCAGTACGGATAGCACGAGGCTACCGGACAAATCAACCCTGAAGAGGAAAAACTTATGGAAGACATATTTGAAGACATGTTCGACGAGGCTGACGCAGTTGGTCGAGTGGACACTGGAACGGGGAAGCAACTCAGCCAACTCGTCCGCAACCTCCGCACTGTCGAGAACGACATTGAAGAAGCGGAGGCACACTTGAAAGCATTGAAGCAAGAGAAGCACAAGCTATCAGTGGAGAACATCCCAGCCTTGATGGATGAGATGGGAGTAGAACGTCTGGATGTAGACGGCGTGACCGTGGAGCGGAAGATGATTGTCGCCGCGTCCATACCTGTCGCCAACAAAGATCAGGCGTTTGACTGGCTGCGTGACAACAACCTTGATGACATCATCAAGAACGATGTGACCTGCTCGTTTGGCAAGGGCGAAGACAACGTAGCGGGGGACGTGATTGGTCTTTTGCAGGAGCGTGGCTTTGACCCCAAGACCAAGACCCATGTTCACCCGTCAACACTGAAGGCGTTCATCAAGGAACGTATCACTGACGGTAAACCAATCGACCTCGACCTGTTCGGGGCGTTCATTTCAAACACAGCAGTAATCAAGAGGAAATCATAATGGCTAACGCAGTAGCAAAAAAGAAAAGTGCAGAGTTAAGCACAGACGTATTGGACGATATCTTTGAAACAGCAGGGGATGGTGCATCCTTTGCCGCGGACGAGATGCAGATTCCGTTTATCCGGATCCTGCAAGCATTGTCTCCGCAGCTGAACAAGAAGAAGCCTGAGTTCATCGAGGGGGCCTCGTCCTCTGACATGTACAACACGGTCACTGGTCAGCACTGGGACGGCGAGGAAGGCTTGGTTGTTGTGCCATGCTTCCAAGTCACCAAGTATCTGGAGTTCGTACCTCGTGATATGGGTGGCGGGTTTAAGGGTGAGCTTCCGCCGAACGATCCGATGCTGCAACGCACCACTCGCGAGGGGTCCAAAGAGATCCTGCCTCACGGCAACGAGTTGGTTAAGTCCGATCAGCACTACTGCTTGGTGCTTGATGCAGACGGCGGGTTCCAACCTGCGGTGATCGACATGAAGTCGAGCCAGTTGAAGGTCAGCCGTCGTTGGAAAACACAGATCGCAATGCAGAAGATCAAGAATCCTAAGACTGGTGCGATGGTTACTCCTGCGGTTTACGCTACGATGTGGCGTCTGACTACGACTGAAGAGTCCAATGACCAAGGTACATGGGGCAACTACCAAGTTGCGAACGAGGGCTTGGTTACATCTCGTGATCTCTTGCTGGAAGCGAAAGCCTTCCGCGAGTCGATCATGGCGGGTGAAGTGAAGGCTGCTAAAGATCCAGAACAACAGGCCGCGGCCAGTTCTGTACAGGATGACGATTCCATCCCGTTCTAGTAGCCTCGGGGGCGGTCGATAGTTAACTGTCAACCGCTCCCAATTAACTTCACTTGGGAGCAGTAAATGACACAAGCACAAAGACTGCTTGCAGTATTCGTTGGGGCCAAAGCCGCACACGGCACAACAACCGTGGGCCGAGTCGGACGGAATGGTAAAGCAGAATCCAAGAGTATGATTGTTCGTGAACCTCTGACCGAGGAACTTGTGCAGGCCCACATCGATGGGAAGCAGGGTATCGGTGCAATCCCAATCAACGAAGAGAACAAGTGTAAGTTCGGTGCGTTGGACATAGACATCTATGATCTGAACCACAACGAGGTCCAGGCTAAGATCCAGAAGATGAAGCTGCCGTTGGTGCATTGCCGATCAAAGTCGGGAGGTGCCCACCTGTATCTGTTCTTGAAGGACTGGGAACAGGCGGCGGACATACGAGATTATTTGACCGAGATGTCTATAGCTCTGGGCTACAGCGGTTGCGAAGTATTCCCGAAGCAAGACACCATCATCGCGGAGCGTGGCGATGTGGGCAACTTTATCAACACGCCATACTTTAACGCGGAGTTACCGCAGCGGTACGCCTTCAACGAGAAGTGCGAAGCCTTGGAACTGGACGAGTTCTTGGAACTGGTTGACAAGACCAAGGTGTCTCTGGCCGACCTCGAGAGTATGCGCTTATCCAAGCCTCGTCAGCATTTCACAGACGGACCACCCTGCCTTGAACATTTGGCGGCGGAAGGTTCGATCTCGCAGTATCGTAACAACACGTTCTTTAACGTGGCTCGGTACTGCAAGATGAAGAGCCCTGACGATTGGCAGAAAGAGTTCGAAGGGTACAACCGGACTTTGTCCAGCCCTCCTCTGCCGTCCAGTGAGGTTGTGAATCTGACCAAGCAGCACGAGAAGAAAGATTACCTGTATACCTGCAAGGAAGAACCGATGCGCAGCTACTGCGATCCGGCGATCTGCGCCACCCGTAAGTTCGGCATTGGGACCGATGGTCCGGACAACGTGGCGGTCGGCGGACTTACTATCATGCTGTCGGAACCGAGGCTGTTCTTTATGGACGTTGATGGTGATAGGATCCAGCTGAGTACTGAGCAGTTGCAGAACCAAACCTTATTTCAGAGAGCATGTATGGATCAGAAGAACATTATGCCGCCAAAGATGAAGGACGCGAAGTGGCAGCAGTTAGTCAACAGCCTGATGCAGGGAGCGACCTTCTTGGCGGTGCCGCCGGAACTAACGATAGCTGGGCAGTTTAAGGATCACTTGCGGTCTTACTGCACGAGCCACGTTCGGGCGATGGCTCCCGAGGAGATCGATCTAGGCAAGCCCTGGACTGACGGTGGGACAACCAAGTTTAAACTTGATGGGTTGCTTGAGTATCTGCACCATCGCAGGTTCAGTTCCCTCACACGGGGGCAGATCATGCAGATGATTCGTGATCTCGGGGGAGACACGGGCAAACAAAATATTATGAAGCGTTCATCGAAGGGAGAGATTAAGTCATCCCTGCGTTGTTGGGTCATCCCTGCGTTTGAAGAAGAAGAAATAGAACTGCCAGTCAAGGAGATCTCAAATGACATCCCATTCTAATAAACTGATGCGGGTATCAGAAGTAGCAGACTTGCTCGGGGTATCCAGATCATACGTCTACAAGCTAGCACAGACGGACGAATCGTTTCCCGTACCTATCGTTCTGGGTTCAGAGCACAAGAAGAGATCGTCGAGCCGCTGGGTTCTGTCTGAGATAGAGGACTGGGTTAACTCCAGACCACGGGGGAAAGAACTATGATACAGAATGCAAAGCTACTTCTCGGTCCCCCAGGCTGTGGAAAAACGTACAGGCTGATCCAAGAGATCAAGACCGCCTTGGAGAAAGGCACCCACCCGTCTCGTATCGGAGTGATCTCGTTTACCCGCAAGGCGATTGAAGAGATGATCGCTCGGTCCTGCGCTGAGTTTAACCTTGAAGCCAAGAACTTTCCGTACATGAAGACAAGCCATGCGTTCGGGTTCCACGGTCTCGGTCTCAAGACAACCGACATCATGAACGCCGAGGACTACAACAACATCGGCAGGGAGTTGGGCCTTACATTCGAGGGCCGAGAGTACACGTCCTTGGACGGGGGCATTACTCTTCCTACGATTGGTGGGGCAGGGTCGCGCTATCTGCAACTGGACAGCCGTGCCAGACTCCGGATGGTGGACCTTGAGCAGGAGTACAACGAAGAGGCGGACTGGAATCTGTTCTTTGCCAAGCTCAAGCAGCTGTCCGATCAACTCGTGGAGTACAAACGATCCACCGACAAGTATGACTTCGTGGATATGATTGAGAAGTTTATTGAGTACGGGGAGTCACCCTACTTGGACTACCTGTTTATTGATGAGGCTCAAGACTTCACGCCCCTGCAGTGGGAGATGGCGAAGAAGATCGCTGCGAACTCGGACAAAGTTTGGATTGCAGGGGATGATGACCAAGCCATCCACCGTTGGACAGGCGTGGATGTAAACCTCTTTAACAAAAGTTCGGACAACATCGAGGTTCTGAGCCAGTCGTATCGGATACCCAAGGCGGTACACGAGGTTGCCGAAAGGATATCCATGCGGATCAGTGGCCGTCATGAAAAGATCTTTGACTCCAGGGAAGAACAGGGGAAGGTCGAGTACGTTAACTACTTGTCGGAGATCCCGCTGCACGAAGGCTCGTTTACTTTGATGGCACGAACCAATGGGTACGTCACAGAGATGGCGAACTGGTTGCGATCTGCAGGTCTAAAGTATTCCCGTAACGGCAAGTCTAGTCTGTCAGAGGAACTGGTTGGCAACCTGATCACATGGGACAAGCTATGCCAAGACAAACCTGTCGGTCTGCAGGAGATCAAGAACCTGTATTCGGGGGTCAAGAAGCAAGGCGTGGATGCTGTTGTAACGAGGGGCTCGATCAAACTGCTTGATGCTCTCTCGAGCGATGTCCAGTTGGACATGGGCACCCTGATCAAGGACTACGGTCTGTTGCGCGATGCTTCGTATGGCGCGTATGAGGTTCTCAATGTGCCAGCCTCAGAACAGGAATACATCGATGCGATATTTCGCCGAGGGGAGGATCTTCTTTCCGCTCCTCGTATCAAGGTCTCTACTTTTCATGCTATGAAGGGAGGGGAGGATGACAACTGTGTGGTATGGACGGCATCAACGAAAGCCTGTGACAGGACCAAGTTCCCTGATGATGAGCACCGAGCGTTCTACGTTGGTGTGACTAGGGCCCGACACAATCTCTACATCCTACTATCTAACAACAAGTATAGGTACACAATATGAAACGCGACGAAGTATTAGACACCGCCAAGGAACTGATCAATGGATCGAGGGCCAAGGACTACGGGGATGCGTTTGCGAACTTCTCCCGCATTGCCACGGGTTGGAACGCGATCATCAAAGAGGCCATGGTAACCCACGGTTATGTGACCGAGCGGCACGTTGCTTTGATGATGGATTGGTTGAAGACTGCGAGGCTGCTCAACGATCTCGACAAGGCGGATTCGTGGATCGACAAGTGCGGATACAGCGCATTGGGTTCAGAGTTCTCGGAACGAGAAAGTGAAATACAGAGACGTTTGGATGTAATGTTGAAGAAGGAAAGCTGATGACACAACAGAATCTTTTCTCAGAGGATGGCGGGGAGCACAGCGACCTCAACTACCAGATCAAAGGCGAGATGGATATCATCGAGGTTGATTGGAACATCCCGACTGAGTACCCAGATCTCACCGGATACAAAGAAGTCGCCGTTGACTTGGAGACCAAGGACCCGAACCTCGTAACTCTTGGCCCAGGGTGGGCTCGTAATGACGGGCACATCATCGGCATTGCTGT